CGCTCCTCTGCTATCTACCACAAGCAGTTATACTGCTTCATCTGAACAAATACCCCCAATATTCTCCGCAGGAACTTGCCCATCTCTATCAACTACCCTTAGGCCTGATACGTGCGGCCTCCTATACATTGTTCACTATCAATCTGTTAATTTATGATGAACAAAAGCAAATATACCATCTGAACAAATACATCCCACATTTTAAGTTTTTGGACATCCGTCAGGAGTTCCAGAATTTACAAAATTTCCAAAATTTGAAATATTAAATAATTCATATTGATAGGTCATTGACGTATCAATATGTCGTACAATATAAAAAACCAGAATCCTTTTTATCTGGGTATTACTTCCCAGAATATCGAAACTTTCCAAAAATATTCTGGAATACTCTTCATCGTTGCCATGAATAAGAAATCACAATTTCATCCTGGCTTCAGGCTTTTCTATTGTCAAAATACGACTCCCCAGGAGATAGCGGAACAATGTGCCCCATGGGCCACTCTAGTACGGATAAAACATAAGATTACCCTATCGTCCAGCCTGATCCTCAAAGTGGCCCGAGAATTTTTAGAACCTTTTAACCATGATAAACTCATACTTGCCCCGGAAGAATACGTCTATCTCATGCCCTACTTTTTAACAAAAGAACAGGCAGAATATTTCATCTATATGGCAAATTCCCCCGGACTAGAAGATCTGGAGGATTACATGATATTTTATAAATTTTATCGTGGCATCGACCTTAAATATTTCTTATACATTATCCACAAACTACTTTCCCCCGAATGGCCAGAAGATCCCATGAGTTTGGAATCTTATCATAAACGGAATTATCTCCATAAATATACCAGTAAGATCAGAGATGATCTCGTTAAAAATTATTTTTCCGTTTATGAAAAACATTATTATAAATCAATCCTTTCTAACCAGGAGCTCAAGACTATAGCCAATCTTTTGAAAAAAAATCATGCCGAAATCCGAAAATCTACCCAAAAATATCAAGAAAATTTCCAAAAATTAGCCAATTCGTCAAAAGATAATAAAGAGCTATTGGATACAATAGAACAATATGAAGATTTATTAGATCATGAGAATTCTTCCGAAAATACATCGAATCTTGACCAAGATACATTGATAGAACCCCAAGAAAATGGGACAGAATCCCAATATCAAATAATCAAAAATTATGAACCCATAAATATCACTCCATTTGCGGCTTTTGCGGAGGCCCCCAACCATGAATCGATGAATACTTCCGGCTGTGTGACAAATGTAGGTCATGAACCAAAAAATGTTGAATCGAATGCGGACGTCTCCGGCTGTGTGAAAAATGTGGGTCATGAACCAGGAAATGTTGAACAAAAGGAGAATATTGGGCCGGGGCTGAACGTCGATCATGAACCGAAAATGGAGATTGAGATTGTCCTGCGTGGTCTACTTCTGAGCGAAGTTTTTTCCGAAAGGGAGAAAGTTATTCTGGGATGTTATGTTTTGGTCAATCCCAAATATTGTCATCTTATGATTAAGGATGCTCAGGTACTCCAAATATACAAGCCATTGTACTGCAAATATAATGATTTGATGGCCTATTATTTTTCTTATGGTTGGCTGATACTCTATCTGGAGGAGGTCTATTTGGTCAATAAAAATATTAACTGGAATGACCGTATAGTTTTTGATCTTGAGACAGCCAGGTGTTTGCCCCATTTTAAAAAGGAATTTATGTCCAACCCCTACATGATTTTCCCTACAAATTTGATATGTGTCAATCCTCATGCCAATACCATGCATTTTGATGCTGAATATCCTTTGGTCGATCTAGAAGAATTACGTCGGCGGCTCAATCTATTCCTGACCGGTGATCCACAAAAAAATCCATTATCCCAAATAGACTGGGGCCGCATTGTTGTTACCGGTAGTGTGATGGCGGCCATCCTGCCCAAAAAGAACCCAAACCTAAAGATGGACAATCCTGATGATGTCCAGCTGCTCGAATTTTTTAATAAATATTATTCCAATTCGGATGTAGATTTGGCATGTCGTTGTCCTGATTTTCTGACCATGATCCAGGAGGCCCGTAAGGTTATGCGATCGGTTGCGACAGTCCTTGGGGTGGAGCCTTCTGAGTCTTTTATCAACATAGAGAGGAATTTGATCATCTATCTGGCCACTTCTTTGGAGAACGATAACTCTGCCCATAATTTAAGATATTATTATGATATTTATCTCAAGGAAAGACAGAATATGAAACAGGTATATCTTCAGGATGAACTGCTCGCCCAAATATTTGATACGCCCGTTCCCATAGATCAGGTTAGCCTATTCAAATATAAATATATTCGATATAATGAGCACGAGGATTTTAATGTTTTTTATTATTGGAAGGGTAAAAATGTCTATCTTAAATTTTTCGAATCCCTTAAAGTCCACATTAAGATTCCGGGATTGAAGCATCCATTCGAAATATTCAAATATCATGATGCATGCAATCCGGTAGAACCTGAAAATTTCCTGAACATGATCAATTTTTTCCATCTACCCTGTGTGCGTGCCTTCTATGACGGACAAAATTGCTATCTGTTGCCCTCGGCCATCAGTAGCTATTTTCTCTATATAAACATAGACAACCGTAATGTTTTCAGCAAGTATAATTATATGCAAATTATTGATAAATATTATAGACGGGGTTATGGCTTTTTATTGAACGACAAGGAGCTTAAATCTATACAGGCGGACAAAAAGTGTGCCCATTTGGATTTAATCACGCGTGAAACTGCAAAAACAAAAAGGACTGCCACCGAGGATGGTGTGATCACACCACCCGACATGTCCCATCTGGGACATTTGGAGAGTTTCTAAAAGTTGAAAAAGTAGGTTAAAGATTCCATGATTTTAAATTTTAGAATCATGGATGGTATGGAACCATATATTTCTTCCAAACGACGACGAAAAGTGGTCCAAAAGATGCTCCATTTTTTTCCGGAAGAGTATTCTAAACGGATAGAGCAGGGTATTTATGATTATACGGAACAATATTGTCAATCCAACGAAAATTATCTTAAGATGGCCCAATATATTTACAAAGATGTATTTAAGAATCTATACTTCAACCTGAAGAATAACGGGCGGACCGTCCAAAAAATTGTCCAGGATATTTTTTCCAGGAAAATGGACGCCTATAATCTGGCGTTCCTGCGCCCCGAAGAGCTCGATGAGGACCGTTGGATCAAAATAATTTTGCGTAAGAATACGAGCGAAGAAAAATTGAACAACCTACCTACAGTTGAATGGCGTCCGTGTAAAGTATGCCGTTCTCGGGAATTTTTCTACTATCAACTACAGACCCGCAGTGCGGACGAACCTATGACCACCTTTTATATTTGTAAAAAATGTAATAAAACATATAAGATTAATCTTTAAAATTTGACTTTCAGAGTCTAATATAAAACTTCTCCATTAAATTTCACTATGAACCATAATGGGAATGCCGCCTATCTGGACTACTACATCGAGAGTGATTATGAGGACGTGCTTAAAAAGTTACCCGATATAATCCGGGAAGCAGAAAGACGGGCTGCGGAAGTTCTGGAGCCTACCATTGTTGAGAAGCGTGAGGTCATGTCCCGGATTAAAGATTTTATCCGGAAGCGCCACCGTATAGTTTATGGTGGCACGGCGCTCAATGAGGCGCTCAAGGCGATTAATCCCAAGGATGCCATTTATGATGAAACACTTTTTTCAGATATTGAATTTTATTCTCCTACTCCTGTGGTCGATCTGGTCGATCTAACCAACCTACTCTATCAGGCCGGTTACAAATATATACAGGGTAAGGAGGCACAACATGAGGAAACCTATTCTATTTTTGTCAATCTACAACTTTATTGTGATATTACCTATGTTCCTAAAAGGATTTTTTATAAAATTCGCACCATCATGATTGATGGTATTCTTTATGTACATCCACATTTTATGCTGATCGACTATCTACGCATGATTAATGATCCCATGAATGCCGCAGTCCAACGTTGGGAAAAGGCTTTTAAAAGGATGTACAAACTGCTCAAAAATTATCCTTTAAAATATTTTAGAAGGGTAACTATCAACCTAACATCTCCGTCCGCTCAGATTGCAACACTTCTCCAAAAATTCAAAAGTGAATTTATGGCCAAAGAGATTGGGGATTCGTCATTGATCTCCGGATTTGACGCCTATAATTTTTACATTAAACACGCGGACGATCAGCGGGATGTAGAACAGATGGCGCGTTTGGCCGGCACACAGGGTGAGATACATCGTATGATCGTATCCGTACCCTATCTAGAGTTGATCTCCGTGGACTATCTGAACGACGTGGTTAAAATTTATAATTTTCTAAAGGAACATTTAGACTATCATGCAATTACTTTGGAGGAATATTATCCTTTTTTCCAATTTACCAACTATTTGGTGATTATCAAATATAAGGATATACCCATCATCAAAATCTATGAGGGTGATGGCCACTGCATTCCTAACATCATGACCAACCGGGGCTATATGTATGTATCCTACCAATATTTGCTCATGCAGATGATGATAGAAAGGTTCCGTAGCTATTTGGACGGCAGTGACTACAATATTTATGATGTAGCCGTATCCAACCTGGTCAGTGCGCGTAATTATTTTTTGAACAAAAGGCAACTTTCCGTTATTAATAATACCGTATTTGGAGAATTTCGTGTCTCCTGTGTAGGAAAGACAGTAAGCTATCTCAGGATGGGTCTTTTACGTAAATTGAAAAGGCTTAAGAAGGGTAAATCGGCCCAATTTGTCTACGAACCTGAAAAATTTTTTTCACAACCAGAGGAGGTACGTCTCAAATTTGATCCGACCAAATATGTTTTTCGCAATACATCAGGAAATCGTATTATAAATCCAAAAAATATGCTCTTCCAGATTGATGAACAGGGCGAAATACATAAACAAGTAGAGGCTGAGGATGAATATTCTACCGAAAGTTCTACCGAAGATTTAGAAGAAAAAAATAAAGGTAAATCAGAAAAAATGGAAAAATTAATAACTAATAGTAATTCTTAAGGATTAATGGATTATTCAATATATTAATCCTTAACTTATATTTATCATTTTTTAACAATGTATTTATCTAGATAAATTGACCGACAAATTGTTCCGTATAGATCAATATTTTATAAGATTAATTAGCAGATCTTCCATTAAGATGGAATTTTTGAAAATTTAAAATTAGTTTAGGACTAGAATAATATAGGAATATTATGAGGTTTAACTATCGTGCGCTCGAATGGATTATTAAGGAACATATTCCTGAAAGATATTATGTCCTAAATCATGTAAGAATAGATCTTTTTGAGGAGGCACTAAGACATGAATCGGTTGGTGGTCGGAACTATGATAGATTAGAATTTTTGGGAGATGCCCTATTCCATCTGATAATTACCCATTATTTTTATAATCGCTATCAGGATGAATCGGAAGGTTTTTTGACAAAGATACGGATCCGTATAGAGCGTGGTGATTCCATGGCCGAATTGGCCAAGAAATTAGGTTTGAACTATTATGTTCAGGCTGCCATAGAGATCAATGAAAGTATTCTAGAAGATATTTTTGAAGCTTTTTTGGGAGCTTTTTATCTAAATTTTGGTATGGAGATTTTGGAGCAGTTTGTCATTCGATTGATAGAAAAGTATAAGGATCTATCGGCCCTTATCTTTTATGATGATAACTATAAAGATATATTATTACGCTATTTCCACCAGATGAAATGGGGACATCCTGTATACCAGGTGGACCAAGAATATCATAATGGCCTATATATTAGTCGTGTCCATTCTCCTAGCGGACAACTTTTGGGGGAGGGACGGGGTACTTCTAAGAAAAAATCAGAACAGATGGCATCTTGGAACGCCCTAAAAAAGTTAGAGGTCATTGTGGATGGGGAGATTAGACAGGAAGTTTTTAACGATTCCGCCCAGTCCAACCGGATAGAAAAGGCTATGGAGTATATCCTTAATCCAAAAAATCGTTTGATGGATAGTAAGGCCATCCGAAAAATTTTGGAAAAGTATCATTTGGACATTCATAATATGATACTCGATATCAAAATTTTTCGGGAGGCAATGACACATCGTTCCTATCTTTGGCACCCGCATATGTCCAAAAAAAAGAGATCAACCGATAAAAAGGATGACCTTTCTGGCAAGGGATCTTCTGGCGAAGAGTTGCCCGATAATAAAAAATCATTTCGTATAGTAGGACTCCAAAAACATTCTAATGAGCGCCTCCAATTTTTAGGGGATGCTGTTATCCATTTTATTGTGGGTGAATATCTTTTCCATCATTTTTCGCGTGAGGATGAAGGATTTTTGACACGTGTCCGCTGTCGGATTGAAAATATTGAGTCACTTTTTCGGTTGGCCCAGAAGATTGGGCTCGCCGAGTACATGTTGGTCAGTCGTAATGTGGAAAATCTGCATGGTCGGAATAATATCAACATTATAGGGGGTGGGTTGGAGGCCTTTACGGGTGCACTTTATCTGACCTTGGGTATTAATCTGACACGACAGTTCTGGCTGGAAGTTATCCGACTGGAGATCGATATCCTGGAACTGGTCGAACAGGAGACAAACTATAAGGACATAGTACTCCAACTATTCCATCGGCGCCGATGGGGGCGGCCAGACTACCGGTTACTTAGTGCAGAAGGTCCGGACCATGCCAAAACTTTTACAGTGGGTCTTTTCTTGAACGGAAAACTAATGGGTAAAGGAAGTGCGTCCTCCAAAAAACGTGCGGAACAGTTAGCCTCTAAGGTTATGATAGAAAAGTATAAATTTTCCTATAAATAAAATTATAATTTTGTCTACATAATATATATATCATGTTGTCGAACGTTGGAAATACAATTCAAAAAATGATTAATAACACACCTACGGCCATCACTAACAATGATAATACAACAGTGGTGGTCACCAATGGTGGTAATGTTTATCAGGCTGGTTTTATTGGTAATCGTATCCAATATTCTTTCCGGGAGATTGTATCTAGTGATAGTCTGGGTAAGATTTTGGACGCCGAGGCTGTTGAGGATCGTATCTATCTGCTCTCGGTGACCGGTTCGGTCTATGAATATGATTATACTCCCGATTTTGGTCCGGCCATCCGCGAAATTTATAATCCTGGCAGTAATAAAGGGGACAAAGCTGTTAAAATTGTAACCGGAAGAAAACATGTACTCATCCTGACGGAGGCAGGACGTGTTTGGGGTGCTGGGGACAACAGTAACTATCAATTGGTGCCCCAGGGACAATGCCGTTATGATACGGCCGTTGAAGTAATCGTTACGGATACGGTGTTACATGATAATAATAGCCAGACAGCCTTCACAGGCATTTATAATGAGCTAGAATATCCGGTAATCCCTACGAATAGTAAAAATTGTGGTAATTTAAACTGTATTAAAGATACATTATGTGGTGTATCCCTGGGTAGCCTGAACATAGGCGGTGTGAACACTAGCTGTTCATCATGTCCGGGTACTTTGGCGGTTCCCATTTTTGGTGATATTACCTATGTAGGTTTTCTTTGTGTAGATTCTACAGGCTGTGCCTCCGGTTGGATTAACTATCAGATTTCGCGGCTCTATATTAAATGTGGTAGTGGTATTGCCAAACTTATCTATGGACAGCCACAAGGTTGTCAGATCAGGGAGATCAATATAGCCAGTACCAACCAGATAATCTTTTTCGAGACGAACCCATGTCCTCCCACTAGGACGGACCTGCTCTGCGGTCAGGTATGCAGTTCCCCACCTATCATGGGTTCCGTCCCCATCAATGGTAGATGTGGGGGATGTATTACTATCCCATTAAACTGTAATAATATTTTTCCTCCTCCAGAAGTAATTTTCAGTCAGGAATGCCATGCCATTATTATTAAATTTGGAGGCCGTCAGACCAATATCAGTATACTTTGCGATGGATGTTTTACCGGTATTTCGCCCATCAATGTCAGACCTGTCGTGCCTGTCGGGCCTGCTGGGCCTGCTGGGCCTGCTGGGCCTGCCGGATCTGCCGGGCCTGCTGGGTCTGCCGGATCTGCCGGATCTGCCGGGTCTGTCGGGCCTACAAATGTAGAGGCCGTTAATGTAGGCTACCTATTGGAGCTGGACGTACCAATAGACTGTTGTCAGCCCACGGGAATACCGGATATAACATTACCGCAGCCTATCTGGAACAATATTTTTGCCGGCGGCGATCTGTCCGTCCTGGTGGACAGTTATAACCGACTTTATGTTTTTGGTTCGCTCTATCAGGTGCGCAATAATCGTGATCTGATCAAACGTACGTGTTTGGAGGATCTGATCAATAAGACCAACGTGTCCATCAGTTTTCCGGCGGACCAACTAAACTGTACCAACCTGAATACATGTAAATGTCCACGTTGTAGGTCGCGCCCTTTTAGGACGGACCTTAATAAGTTTGGGATCCATCTAAACTTTCCGCCCAAGCAAGGATGTGGAGAATCTTTTAGTGTTTGTGATTTTTTGAAGGCTCTCAAAGAGTGTAACCAGAGTATTAGCGATCAGCCGGTTTGCGAACCTTGTGATGCTTATATTTACCTTAATGTAGTTGGACAGTATGGTTGTAATTGTAATGCACAACCGGCACCCCATATTGGTTCGATCACTATTTTTAATAAAAAGAGTATTTGTAAATTAGTCAGCCAAAAAATTCCCGATACGGTTAATGTAATGGTCAATCTAGGATCGGTCATCGAATATGATCTGAACAAAATCCGTGTAGACAATTTAGACCTACCGTTGGAGAAAATTGTTAAGCTTAATTTTTGTGTCAAAGGACCCAATGTGAATATTTATATTAACGTGGACAATCCCGGTGGGATTAAATTTACCGACGGCGGAAAATATAATGTTGAATTTACCGTGAATGCTAGTACACAAACCCACCAATTTATCCTGAACTATGGAGGAATTTTGGATCCTGTGGAACTGACCAACCTGAAATATGCACTTTCGTTAGATTGTATCTATCCTTGTCCTAAATTTAAGAATCCTTTTGATACTAAAATTACTTTTACTTATTTGAAAGGTGGAGATCATGTTAAGTTTGTAGTTACCAATCCAAATACAATTAGACAGGCTATTACTGCGGACATTCCTACCGTTTTTCGTTTAAATCGCCGGGTTATCACGGTAGGCGTGGGTAACAATAATCTTTCCGTACTAGTAGGGGGACTGGCCTGTCCCAATGAAGTCTATGCCATCGGTCGTAACTGTAACGGTGAACTAGGCATCGGATCGGTGGAGACCCCGGTCATCTGGACCCAGGTAAACCGCCAACTTTTTGACTGTCAGGTGGTGGCCATTTTTTCAGGGGACCATGTCACATTTTATATTACACAATCGCAGAAAGTTTATGCCAGCGGACAATGGAAATGTTATGTCAACTCAAGAAGTCCTGAACTGGCCAAAGGTATCTGTCAAAATTGGAGGATTCGTTATATTTCTGTCGGCAAAAATGATGTCATCCTGCTCGGCGCCGACGGAGCCATTTTTGGGCTAGGCGATAATAGCTTCGGCGAACTAGGCCTCTGCAACCTGAGCCAGATTACGAAGCCTACGCCATTATCATTCTTCTATAAATTGAACAGCTGTACTGCACGACAATTATGTGACAACCTGGCCCATCCGGTCGAGCGTAAATTCCGGCAACCTTTCGGGGTACCTTTCGGAGTATCCGGCGGGACACCCTGTGGAATACCCGATGGAGCACCCTGTGGAGCACCCGGCGTACCTTGTGGCGATGGACCGGCCGACGGACGCTTCCCGAGAAAATATATACCTAACTTTCGCTGCTACCCAAAACGTAAATAATCTGCATTTGTTTACTATATCCAAAAAACCATCTAATAATATTTAATAAATAATATTAGATGGCCATTTATAATCTATCAAACTGTCGGGTAAATGATCTTAATACCAAATAATGATACTTTGACCGTTTATATAATTTTTAGTTCAGATTGTTATACCTATTTTTTCTAATTTAGAAACAATATTATTCATCATATTTAATAATTTTTTATTTTCTTGGACTAATTGTTCATTTTCATGGCTCAATCGGCCAATTTCTTGGGCCATTAGTTTGTTCTCCTGGTCCAGTCGGATAACCTCTTTGAGAAGTAATGGCGTCAAAAGATGGTAATGTACGATGTGTGGTTTGGGATCACCTTTGGGGACATATTTGATATATTTGTTCCCATTTTTGTCCGTCTCTTCAACCTCTTCATGATCTTGTTTGAATCCTACTAGTTCTGGCATGATTTTGAGTACATCTTCGGCGATCAAACCATATTGTTTTTGTTTTTGTGGATCGTCCCGATAGTTGAAGGCTACTGGTTCCAATGCCATTAGTCGTTGGGTTAGTTCAGCATCGTTTAGGATGGATTGTATGTTTTCCTTAAACTGACGACTGCTTGTTAGAAGCCCCAACTGATTATTGTTAGATACATAAACTTGACTACCAGTTACCGTACTACTATAAATATTTTGGATAAAACAACGATTATTTCCGGCCGAAGATGGCGTTAAATTAGCTCCAATAATAATATCCCCATTTCCTGTATTATTACCAAAACCAGCACCATAACCGATCAAAATGATATTGGATATGTCATTATTGGGCGAAGTATTATAACCAATGGTTGTATTGTTCGATCCCGTTACGATATTACTGAGCGATGCAGATCCAATAGCCACATTAGAAGAACCAGAATTGTTACTAACAAGTGCCTCATATCCAATACTTGTATTGTAACTACCAATAGTATTACTCAAAAGTGCTCCAGCACCTATAGCTGTATTGTAATTAGCGGTAGTATTACTAGTAAGTGCCTCAAATCCAATACTTGTATTGTAACTACCAATAGTATTACTCGAAAGTGTTCCAGCACCTATAGCTGTATTGTAATTAGCGATGGTATTATTAGCAAGTGCACCAAATCCAACGGCTGTATTAATGCTACCATTAGTATTATTATACAATGTAAAATTACCCACACATGTATTATAAATTCCATCTATATTATTAATCATGGATGCATATCCCATAGCTACATTATGTTGTCCTGTAGTATTCGACATAAGCGCCTCATAACCGAACGCAGAATTATAATTAGATATATTCCCGCTACTAACATTGTCTAAATTGAGTGCTTTAAAACCAACTGCAGTTTCATATTTACCTGTATAGTTGGCAAGGGCTCCACATCCGAGGACCGTATTATCATTTGGCGTACAACAATTATTGTTCATATATATATATTATAATATTTAAAAAATAATATTATAGGATGATTAAATATTATAGATAATGATATGTTATCAGTTTATAATAGTTTAAATTATAGGTATTTAATATTTAATTTTTCCAGTAAAGCTTGGTTCATAACGGTTAAATAGTTTATTTTTTGTGCCATCATTTCATTCTCCTGAATTATTTTATCAATAATATGGGCCATCCGTTCATTCTCCCGGTCTAGTCTGATAATTTCTTTGAGGAGCAATGGTATGAGCAGATGATAGTGTATGGTAAAAGGTTTAAGTTCATATCCTTTAAGATTATTCATATTTTCTCCGAATTCTCTGTGGTTCTGGCGTGCATGTTGTTCCCGACAGAATCCTACCAGTTCCGGCATAATTTTGAGCACATCCTCGGCAATCAAACCATATTGTTTCTGTTTTTGTGGGTCGTTCCGATAGTTGAATGCTACCGGTTCTAATGCCATCAGTCGTCGGGTTAGTTCAGAATCATTTAGGATAGGTTGGATATTTTCTTTGAATTCTCGACTGCTCGGTTGTACGCCCAACTGATTGTCCCCCGATATATAAACCTGATTGCCATTAACACCAACCCCATTAATATTAAGAATGAAGCAACGACTGCCTTTACCCAAAGGTGGTGAGAACATATTTCCAATAATAATATCCCCTTGGTTGACATTACCATCGTCTCCAGCATGATAACCGATCAGGATGGTATCTGATACGTCATTACCGGGCATGGCTCCCACACCAATGGCCACGTTATTCGATCCTCTATTAATAGTATGAAGGGCGTTCCGTCCTATGGCCACATTGTTATTCCCTGTCCTATTATTATGGAGTGCTGCTGTACCAATAGCTATATTAGCAGATCCAGAAGTATTTTGTGAAAGCGTATTATTAATGATGCCCCCACCAGCAGTAACAGGACCACCAATAGCAATATTATGGTATCCGGTATCATTTTGGGAGAGTACTCCTGCACCAATGGCCACATTAGAATAGCCGGTAGTATTAGACATGAGAGCCCCATAGCCTATAGCCGTGTTTCCTGTAGAACATTGGGTAGCAAAACTATTGTTAAATTTTGTTCTCATTAAGGCCAGACAACCGATGGCCGTATTACCATTAGTGCGCTCAGTATAAAAAGGATTACCTATATTAAAATCAGGATTATTAAAATTTATTCTAGAATCATCCGAAAGTGCCGCATAACCAATGGCCACCTCATTATCGCCCAAATAATTCGCAAGGGCATTAGATCCTAATGATACATTAGATATTAATGATACATTAGACCCTAATGATACATTAGATGAATTATCCATTATATTTATAATAATTATTTTTACCAATAATCGGACGGTCAAACTATTTTATCAAAATAGCCTATTTTATCAAAATAGCTAAAAAACATCATAAATTACCATTCCATAGGGTAGTTTATGATGTACTCATATTATGCATCCCTTTGGATCCATTTGCTGAGGTCCTGCGATTTATACTGGCAAAGGTTACTATTTTTGGCATTAGTTGTCATGGTCATATCATGATTATCCTGGAACACTTGGACCCACTTTTGGATATCCTGTCGTCCTAATCTTTTGTTCTCTTCAGCAATGATAAATTCGTTGAATAATGTTTGGACATCTTTAGCGGGCATCATAAGTTCTAAAAATTGGGCCACTGGATTAATAATCTGATGTTTTAGATAATAAAGATAGTCTATCCTCAGATTGTTCTGTATCACATAGTCCGGATGTTCCACCAAATCACCCTGGAGCATGTCTTTAGAATTCCCATTTTCACGTATAATGTAGACATAAGGGATCCGATCGTTGATCTGTGGACGGTTCCCTGGGTCGCGCAGTGTCATCCGGTCGGCCAGTACTTTATGTGCGATTGCCATTGGATTTTTATAACGTGATTTAAGAGTTTTGCTAATAATAAATTTTTCGATACTGTAGTGTCCGGTCATAAGTCTTTCCATAACCTTACGGACATACTTCACCGAAGAATGGATGGCCAGTTCCAGTGCATTAGGAACACCCATGGCCGCCCTTTTAAGAATATGGTCAATGATCCCGCCCACAATAATCTTGACTATGGGTGCATTGTCACGCCTTTTGAGCACAATTCCCATGGATTTAAGATAATATTTATCAGGACTCTGTTCATAAAGATATCCTACATATCTCTTTTTGGACAACAGAATAAATGGATAGAAAGTTTTTTCATAAACAATACATTGTGGAGGTGGAACATTCTGGTTAATTAACCGGGCGGCCTCCTGACAAAGCTGGATGGTCCGTACGAGTGCCCATTTGTTACCTTCATCAGCATTTTCCCTTTGTGGCCTTTGTGGCCTTTGTGGATGGAAATTAATAAAAATAGAATCCGTATTCCTCACAATAATGAGCCCAACGCCCGCATGGAAGTTGCCCGAATCTGTCTCCAGATCATAAACATAATCGTCCTGTATGCCCAAACAGGCGCTGCTGACCACCTCAACATATTGGGATATACACTTCCTAAAGTAGTATTTACCATCTTTACAATCCGTTAAAGTAATACTTTGAGCGTAGACCATGATGTAGACTATATAAAATTTTTGGGCATTTAGTGAACCCTCGATGACGATTATATCAGGTTTGTTCTTCAAAAATTCGTCCAAAAAGACCTGGAGGCAGATCTTGGGAGCGTTTAGATCAACACCATTAAAATTTCCCTCACGGCCTAATAGACCATATTGTTCCACCATCCATCCAGGCGCCTCTGATAAATTGACCCAAGGTAGCAGGTTTAGCTTGAGCAGATGCATACCTGGATGACATTTGCTAGGTTTAACGATCCGCCCCCTTTCGTCCAGAAGGGAATGGTCTTCGGTAACATCTATTGTGCCCAGAGTGGTAACTACACGATAGATTTTTTTAAAGGTCCGGTGCCGTACCAACCGACGTATACGGACCCATAGGCCCATAAATGACGGTACATAAAGATGGCCTACATTCATATATTCTTTTTCATGATAACTTTCCCATTTTCCTGATCCCAATTGGTACACTAATTCTAGACGGATTTTATCCTGGGCATCCTTTATAAGGATCGGGGTATCGGCGGTAATAGAATCACCATAGATGACCTCGGCCCCCGGAAAATGTTGTTCTACCAATTTTTTGGCGAAATAGAGCCTCTCCCGTCCGATGGCCGTGGTCGAGGCGGCTATCTCCTGCAAATAGATGGGCGATGTCGGGGATCCTGTCTGTCCGTAGAGCGAGTTGGCCGTAATCTTATAGGCCAGCTGGAGAGAGTTCAGGATAGAACGTACAAATGGATCCTTTTCTGTGGACAATCTCTGGTTGGTCTCCTTACGTTTGTTGAGCAATTCTGTCAGGATCTCCGGTAGAATCCCGTAGCGCACCGTCCTATCCTGACTAGTGTTAAAATATTTCTTTTCCTGTTCGGGGACACTAGAAGTATCCTCGACGATCTCCTGGGCGAAACGGTAATGTTTTTTGATGGTCGTACCATCTAGGTTGCGCAATAGTTCCCCATTTTTATCCTTAAGCGTAATGAACACATCATGATAAATGTATCCGGGAAGATGGTCGTACTGGGGATCATCAACATAACATTCGTGGGAAAGATTACGCTCCCTCATAGAGTTAGGATAAAGTGAGGAATAGTCGAGCACTCCGATAGGATCCGTATAGATTCCGGGCTTCGGTGTAATAACCGTAGCACCTTCATAGGTAGCCTCATCCTCGAGCACATGATGCCGTATGACCGGTATTAAATATCCTTTTTCCCGACATTTTTTGGCCACCAGACTAAAAATCTTAACTCCCTGTCCACGGAGGAAAAGATAGGAAAGCGGTACATGACAAACTTTGGCCATACCTATATTATTTACAATGATGTCCAGCCGGGCCAGCAATAGGTTGACCAATTTACAGTCTTTGAGACAATAACGGGCTATCCGACCGATACCTTTGGGCTGGCCCTCCCGGTATAATTCATTAATTTTGGAATAATGTAGATCGTCCTTAGCAAAGGTCCAAAACACTTTGGATGTTCGTAATGCTCTTTTCAGATCCGCTAGTAGGGATGTTTCCATCCTAATATGGATACCTTTTTCAGAAATCTCGGACACCCGAAATTTGGCGCCCTCCTGTAGGGGAGATGGCGTATACCCATCGTCCACCATTATCTGTATGTAGGCATGTTTTTGGAGACCCTTAATGTTTCCGGTCCGTAGGATCACCCCTTTTTCCTGTTCTGTATCATCCTCAGAAACCTCCAGGATCTTTTCGGTGATAAAGTTGGCAGAGACGCTATCCAACTTATAGCTGTTCAGTTTGTACTCCCGTTGGATGACCTTCATCATGTCTATGTTCACGATACCGGGGACCTGGAAGAAACGGAGTTCATTATCGCCCAACGCTGAGGAACTTAGCGATTTGATACGATAGGCCGATAGGGAATTTTTCAGAAATCCATCCTGGACGAGACTCCGATTGTCCAGTTTTCCCAAATTTATCAAAAATTCTTCCAGGAGTGCCTCACCGCCAATCCTGAGGAGCCTGTCATGGATATAGCTATCATCAAAACCAAAGTTATTATAGCCTACCATGAAATCAGGTCGCATTTCCGATATTTTTTGGGCAAAGCCTAGGAGCAGATCCCTTTCTGTTGTATAGCAATATACTAGTGCATCTTTAATGGCACAACAATTTTTGAGCGTCAGGATCATCTCCGACTCGGGCGTTAGGAAACCGTAACGATAGAGTGTCATACCTATCTGGATTATCTGGTCATCCTCCCGGCAGGCCTGCGGGAAATTTTGGTCGCAGGAAACACATTCTATATCATAGCCTAATATTTTAAAGGATGCCATCTGTGTATCCTGTTCGGCCCTCCCGGACGGTTTCACATGTTGCCAGTGGACCTGATAAACAACATCACAATGTGCATATCTTTTAAGAGGTTTTAAATGTTTTTTTTCGATAGCCACCCATCCGCACGATGACAGGTTGGCCAGATGCATCAGTCGGATATGTGGTTCAATGTTGGACTCATAACATTTAAGGCGAATGGGTTTGCCCATAATTTTGACCGGCGTTTCCAGAGCTCTGGCGAATTCCCGTAGGCCGGTATAACTTTGGAATGAAAGTTTGATAAATTTGTACCATTTTTTGTT